TCCTTACTACGGTCACTCATACGCTCCATTACTGTGTTTACTATCGGGTCTACATCGTGTGAAGTTTTATACATTGTTTAATCCTCTATATAGAATAAGTGTTTACCAATTCGGCCTAAGTAAAATAACTTGCCAGCCCAGTAAGGGTTGACGTATGTTGCATGGTAGTGAGTAGCTCCTTCTGTCTCGCCTACTACAGCCCCATCCATAGCTAATTTAGCCACCATGTATGAATGCTCTTTAGCTTTAGCGTCCAGCATAATTTCATGCTTCCCATCACACCAGTAACTAAACTGACATCTATCGTGTACTGTAGCACAGACAGACTTAGTAGTCCTAGTTAGAGCTACGTTGGCTATTGCTAGTTGTCCAATGAATGGCTCTGATCTCCCCTCATAGTATATAGCTTCCGCTAGACAGTCTAGATCAGTCTGTACTGTGCCTGCCCAAGCCCCAAATGTCGCTAAGGATATGAAGGCCCACACAAGTATTATTAAAGCAAAGACTCGCTTCATTTGCAGAGTTCCCCTACAGTTACGTCAGCATTGCCATTATGGTCTAGCTGTTGTAAGTACATCTTATCACCTTTCTTTAGATTAAGCAAGAGAAAAGATGCGGTACTCCCCTCAGGTGAAGGGTTTTGCTCTACCCTGTGACATCCTACCCACACTAAAGTCCCTGTCTCGTACTTAGGTGTGATGCCACAACCAGCCAACACCACACCTATGACCATAACCAATACTAATCGCATCTTAACCACACTCCTTATTGCCTGTAGCTGGATCAATGAAGCAAGCTGCACCCTCTATTGGTTCCTCTAGTGGCTCTACCTTATTCAAGATACCATAGCGTTTACCAGCGGCCCTGAATGTCGTACAGCCCTTAAGCTTACCCTTCCATGCCTTCATGTATACACCTTTGAACTCATCGAAGGTTACATCATCAGCCACATTGATCGTCTTAGATACAGCTGAGTCAACGAATGGTTGTACAGCTATCTGCATATCTAAGTGGTCATGTGTAGTCAACTCATCTGCCTCTACATTTCTAAGGTTGTACGTATTATATACATAATCCTTGAGCGGAACGATAATAGGTCCTTGTTCTGTTTGCACAGTTCGGTCCAGTTGGTTCGAGAATACAGGCTCCACACCGCTGCTAATGTTATCAGCAGTGAAACTAATAGTGCCAGTAGGGGCGATAGAGGTGAGGTGACTATTGCGGATACCATTCTTTTGTATTAACTCCCGTAGGTCTTTAGGTAAACGTTGGATAAACCGACTTGCATTGTACTCAGGTCTGTACTCAGGGAACGCACCCTTCTCTTCAGCCAACAAAGCACTTGCCTCATATGTACCACACATCAGTGTCTTAGTTATCTTACGAGTAATTCTAACTGCGTCAGGACTACCATACCTGATACCCAGAAGAGTAAGTACATTGGCGAGTCCAGTGATACCCAATCCCATTCGTCGTTTAGCTTTAGCTTCTTTCTCTTGAGCCACAAGAGGATACTGAGTACGATCAATAACGTTGTCCATAGCACGTACCACATGAGGAATATCCTCCTTGAATTGAGTGAAGTCAAAAGAGTAGTAGTCTTTATGTTGATTACCACGGTACATATACTTAACTAAGTTAAAGCTTCCCAAGAGACATGCTCCGTATGGAGGTAGAGGTTGCTCACCACAGGGGTTAGTTGCTTCTATAGTCTCTACGTATTGTAGGTTGTTATCATCATTGATACGATCAAGGAACAACACTCCCGGCTCTGCCCAGTCCCAGTTGTTACGCATGATCTCATCCCATAGAGCAGATGCATCAATAGTTTGGTACACTCTCCCATCAAACACAAGATCAAATGGTTTTCCGGTAGTGACACAAGACATGAACTCATCTGTAACACCTACGCTTATATTGAAGTTCGTAAGTGTACTGGCATCCTTCTTAGCACGTATGAACTCCTCAATATCTGGATGATCAACACGTAGGACAGACATCATTGCTCCACGTCTGTGACCCGCCGATACAATAGTATTACATACGCTGTCAAAGATAGCCATGAAAGATACAGGGCCAGAGGCGCTACTATCAAGAGAAACAATACGATCATTGCGAGGACGTATACGGCTAAAGTCAAAGCCAATCCCACCTCCTCGACGCATTGTCTCAGCGGCTTCCTTAGCTTTATCCATGATGCTGTCCATGCTGTCTTCAATGACTCCACTGACGAAGCAGTTGTACGCTGTGACATTCTTAGGGCTTCCCATTGCTGCCTGTACTCTACCAGCTGGCATGTACCGTTGGTTAAGTAGGATATCTTTAAATACTCGACGGTGTGCGTCATCATCAGACATAGCTCCTGCCTGTCTTGCACATGCCTCATTGAATGACTCATTAGGTAGTCGATACTTTTGTGCATGTAAGTCATCACAGGCCTGCACTTGTGGGCCATAGCTGTTATGTCCGTAGTTATTCATTATAATATTGCCTCTTCTTCTAATGGTTTATTCTTAGCTGGTCTAGTTATTGTAACACATCTAACGTTAACGTCAAGTGCATTCTTCACTAGATTACGGTAATAGTTCTCCGTAACTGGAGCAACACGATTAACACAATCCTTGTAAGTAGCACCTTCACTACCTTTGTTCACCTCTACTCTAGAGGACCCATCAGGCATGATAATTGTAATAATCAATAATATTATTTTCATGTCGGTATCTCTTTCATTATGTGATCAAGTCTTCAAGAGTAGGAGCTTTATAGTTCGGTCCTTTAGTGACCTTCCCGTAGCTATTGAGTACCGGATTACCTTCATCGTCAAGCTTAGACATATTGCTACTATGCACCCTGTTGAAAGCAGGAGTAAAGCTGTCCACAATGGCGTTAAAACTAACCACAGTCCCTGATAAAACATACTGTAAGTCACATAGCTCCTTCAGCAGCTTCGCCCACTGCTCTTTGGTAATCGGTTTGCCCCGCTCAAGTTCCATCTGCATCGTCTGTAACTCTGCAACTACCTCAGTACACTCCTCAACTAAGAGCTTCTCCCGTAGATGTAAGAGATTTGCGCGAGGTTCAACGGATACATCAGTACCCATAGACTTATGGAACTCCTCAACCTTCTGCTCTCTAGTATAATTTCGTCGCATAAGTATCTCCTGTTAATGTATTGTATGTAAGTTATACTTAGGTTTATCTGGTGTATCTACAATCTTACAACTTGTGAGTAATAGATTAGTTGCTTCCAATAACAATGTCCACTCAGGCCCACTCACTTCATACTGGCCCATGTCCGCTACGATCTTCCTCACTTGCTCCATCCGTTCCACTAAGGTATCCGGTGGAAACATAAACATCGGTGACTCTTCATCCATCTTCAATGTCCTCCTCAATGTCCACTTCAGTATCTACATCAAACACTTCGCATAACTCAATCATATGTTCTTCGATCTTATCGTCAAAGCGTTCAATAATGTCTTCACTGTCGATACCTAAGATATCACACAGTAGTTCTGCATCAGCTAAAGCCGCTAGGCGTACTAAGAACTGGTTAGGTTGTAAAGGCATCTATAATGTCCCCCAAAGTATAATTCCTAAATCCTTCCTTCTCACACCATTGCTTCATGTTTAACTTCCCACCCTTACGTACTCGCTTCGTAGGGTTATACAGTAGAAACACTAGCTCTTGAGCATCACTTAAACAGTCTCTAATGGCTTTGTACTTCTGGATGTCTCCGACTCTGAAGTATCCTTTAGCCTCCACTAGTATCTCTCTGTCTTCTATGTTCTTATGTGGTCCTATGAAGTCTGGTATGTAGTTCCTATTTGTTACATAAGGAACCTTCTTGGACTCATACGTACAAAGGTCTCCTAAAACCTCTGCCGCATGAGCCTCAAACTTGTTACGATAAGGCTTAGTCTTCATTAGACTTAGCTTTACCTGTTGGACTAGCTTTACCTTTTGGTGCTTCTTTAGTTTCACGTATCAAGGTCTGTGTCATGCCGCCTGAGCCAGCTACGAAGGTGTTCCCATGTAGGACCCACCCCTCATTAAGCATCTGAGTCACTGTCTCCTCTAAACGGTCTTGCCGTGGTGTTGTAACTACTCGATATTCAATCATATTATTTTCTCCATTAGAAGTTTAAATCAATCTCTGGACACACAGCGCCACTCTTGTACTTTGGACGCTTAACTACGTGTGTCAAGAACTTAGGACCTGAGCCAGTAGCGTAGACTTTTAGCGTAGGGTAGCAATGTTTTTTGTATGGGCAATAGCCACACATAGTAGAGAGTTTTAAGTTTCCTGACTTGCCATCCTCCACCGGGAAGGAACATTGCTCCGGCATATCTTCCCCGCCTGTATGCTTTTTTACCTCTTCAACACGCTCCTCAATGTCTTGAGAGAAATGTGAATGGTAAGGATGTTCCGTATCATCCAGATCATATTGACATACAGCAAGCTTACCGGAGTCACGATCCATAGCTAACCATGCCCACTTACGTTCACCTTCGCTATGTGCGTATGCTTTAATCTGATCTATGTATCCAAAACTATCGTCAGCGGCTAAGGACCCATTCTCAAACTTAGTGATACCAAACTTAGTGGTAGACTTTACATCGACAACAACACCGTCGATCTTACAGTCCATAGAGCCTTTGATACCACCTACGTTACATAGTTTCTGCTCATCAGTAACTGCATGTCCAGACAAACGAACGAATAATAATAGCATCTCTTCGATCACATGCCCATACATGAACTTGATTAATGTCTTAGAGTCAATCTTCTCTTTAGAGTACTTGTTTAAACCAAACCACTGTTGACGCAGAGGTTTACCTATGGAGGACATCCGTAGACCTGAACGTCCATTGTAGTTAGGCACACTAGGGGAGAACTCTTTACGCATCAAGTCCTTCATAGCCTCGCCAAACTTCTCAATCTCTGCCTCAGTGTCTACTCCCTTAGCACTGTTCTTGTTCTTCATTAATCGGTATACGTCTTCTACCAACGTGTCTAGTGTCTTAGTCATTTACATAACCTCTCTGTAGGTTGTTAAGCGTGTCCATAGTATCTTTGATGTAGAAGTCACCTACGATATCATTAGCTACTAACTGGTAGATAAACTGTTTGACTTCCTCAATATCATTATATCTTCGTTGTCGTTTAGTGTACTCAGGTGTATCCAATAACGAGTAATCTAATGTGTTTCCGCCCATGTGTTACCTACCTTGTATTCCCCATCTAGGGGACATCTCATGTTAAACTTAACGCCAGCCGCTTTGATACATTCTACAGCTAACCATCCGAATTGATCTGCTTGGTCTGCTCTG